GCATTATGAGCGACAACGCAATAATAATCGGTTATGGGACAGTTGGTAAAGCTACCCAGAAAATATTGAAATGTGACTATGTTGACAAAGATGACAAAGATACTGATAACAAGTACACTTTTGCCATTATCTGCGTTAAGAGGGAAGACTTGCCAGAAGCTATAGAAAGGGCAAAGCATTATTCTGAAGACATAGTTATAAGGAGCACTATTTCACCAGATGAAGCCCATCTGTATTTGGACTATACATTGTGGCCAGAGTTTAATGTCACCGAAACAAGGGGCGTAGGCTCTGACCTTTGGGTAATGACAGAAAATCCATCTTTCAGAAATTATCTTTTGCACAATTACTATGAAAGTCACGCAATCTGCAATGTAGTTACTCATAAAGAAGCCGCATTGATTAAAGTTTGGAACAATTACAGACTAAAGAAAGAGGCGGAATTAGCTCTTAAATTAGAGTTTATCTGTCGTGACAGGGATATTTGCTTTGACCATATAAGAAATGTCATTATGCAAGATACATGGCATCACGACAACTACATTGATGCAATCGTCAAGTCGGAATGCTTTGATTTGGCTGAGGACATAGTATCTCATCTATAAACAAAAGAGCCGCCCTTTTACAGGTGGCTTCATTGGGAACTTTGTGGTAATCTTCATCTTGTAAGGAAAGAATAAAATTCTAATATTTTATGAAGAAGTATACATCATCAGAATTAGTAGAAATGGCAATGAAGAGAGCGGATATTACAAATACCGATTTCTTAGACCATGATGAAATAACAAAATATTTGAATGAAAGCTGGAAAACAGTTTATCAATTTCTCATCAACAAAGGTGATAAACAATTTGTAGAGGAAGCAAGATTAAATGGTGGTAGCTTTGGAGGAACAGTTGAATATGACCTTCCAGATGATTTCTATCAAATGCTTTCATTGAGAAATAATAGCGGTTTCTGTATTCCAAGAAAATCAGAAAGTGAAGGAAATCAATCTGGCACTTATGAAATTGTAAATGATAAATTAAGACTTTATGGTGCTACAGGGCCTTTAACACTCACTTATTATACAACTCCAGTTTGGATTACATACCCTGATAAAGAAATTCCAATAGATAGTTTTCCATCTAATATCACTCCAACACTTGTTTACAAGAATTCAGTTGGTTACATGGAAGATAATGTTATTAATGTCAAGAATATTTTAACAAAGGAATTAGTTGCATCATTTGCTTCTGAAGATGGTTATAATATTTTAGGTATTGGCAACGGTAGTGTTGTTACTTATAAAATTGGAACAGGTTCAAGTTCTACAATCTATTATAAATGGTATGATTTTGATGGAAATGAAATTGGAAATACAAGTGAAACATATCGAGGTCTTCATCCTGTAACTTATAAAGGAATGCCTTGTGTAGTAACTTATAATAATAGTGAATTAAGGAATATAAGATTTGCAGGTGATACAATAAAGACACTACCTAGTCTTATCTATTCACCTATGTTGACAGGAACAAACATATATATAGACGATGAAATTATTTATGATGTAAATGGTGGAAAGGGTAGGGTTTATAAATATGCGGAAAACAATCCTAACGCAATAATTTCACCTGATTACATGGATAAAGTTTGGCGTAGAGACGGAAATACCTTATATACAATATATGGTCATGAAGTTATAACTTGGAATTTTGAAACTGGTGAATATAATAAACTCGATTATGTTAATCCAAAAGGAATACTTGAATATGGTGTAGTTGAATATACTGGATACAACACATTGAAATCTATTGAAGAAGATACAATATTCAATTTCCCAAATGAACTATATATTTCTTTGATTGCTGATGATTTGGCAATTAGATTTATGTTCAAAATGAATGCTGAAAATTCTGGTTTAATTAATCAGTATGAAGTTGATAAGGCAGCTTTCAAGAATACACTTTCACAAGATGGTTCTTATACAAGAATAAGAAATGCATACAGAAGATAATTATAATTGGGGTTGATTACCTAAATTAATAACTGGTATTCTAACCCCATTATCAACTATATAACCTTTATTCCTTACATATTTATTCATATCACTGACATTCATTTTCAAATTATGTTCATCATGATAATTTCTTGTAGTAGTTATAACACCGTTTGGTAGCATAATATATAAAGCCCACCTATTAATAGCACTTTCAGAAATCTTTGACTTATGTTCGTTAGTTAGATTAATTCCTTTCTTAATTTTGGAAAGTTTCTTTCTTTGTTCTTCGGTAAATTTATAACCATAACCAGGCCTATGCAAACGATTATGATCTTCTTTTCTCATAAATATTAATTCAGATGCTGGTCTCATATAATATAATTTAAGAGCTCTTAAAGTTTTGGTGTCTATAAAATCTTCTCTATCTCTTGGTTTTCCCCATTTGTCATGAGTTTCAAGTCTATGGTGACAAACCCATAATTCTCTACTCTTTACTGCTTCTTCATAATTTTCAATCAAGCTAATATCTTCTCTGCAATAATCATTTGGACAAGCTCTACAAATCATCTTTATAACTCCCAAATATTAGAAAATTCTTTTACTATACAGACCAGTTTTATTCTAATAATTTAGATATTAATTAGACGCAACTATCCGTCGGTAGGTAGTAAGGAATTAAATTTATGGCAGCACAGGCTATTACAGCAGATCAGAGTATCTTAAACATCCTTAAAGTATATTATAAGGATGGTGTTGAGAACCTGATGTTTAGAAACTCACCACTCTTGAAGAAAATCAACAAAACTCGTGTTGAAGGTAAACAGCAGAACTTTGCAGCAGTTTACTCACGCGGTGGTGCAGTTGCAGGTGACTTCTTGATTGCAGAAGCTAAAGCAGCTGAGAATGTAAGAAACGCAGAGTTCAAAGTAACTCCAGGTCAGCTTTTCTCAGTATTCTCTTACAATGCAAAAGAAGTTCAGTCTTCATTAAGCAAGAAAGGTGCTTATATGAAAGTAGCAGGAAACAAAGCATTTGCAGCTACAGAAGCTTTCCGAAAGACTTTGGCATCTGCTTTGTACGGACGTGGTTATGGTGAAATCGGTGTTGTTGCTGATGCAATCACATTCACAGCTAATACTCCAGTTGATCTCCCACTCACAGACGATGCAATGATGAAAGTAGCAGTTGGTTCAACACTCGTATTGAAAGAGTCAGTTGCAGCTACAAACAACCTTATTACTCTTGATGTTACATCTCTTGATGGAAATGTTGCTACTGTAACTCCAAGAACTTCTTACACAGGTGTTGGTGGAGAAATCGTTGCACTTGCTGGTTCTATGGATGCTTCTGGTAGTCCATATCTTCCAATGGGTCTTGATGCTTGGCTTCCAATCGTAAATGGTCGTGCTGGTGCTACTTGGGCATCATACATTCAGACACCATTCTTCGGAGTAACTCGTTCAGTTGCAGTTGATGGACTTGCTGGTTCATTTGTTGGTATTACTGCTTCAGAATCTAAGAAAGCTACTGTACAGAAACTCTTGAGAAAAGTTCGCAGATATGGTTCAAAAGCTGACCTTATCGTTATGAACGACAACGACTGGCTTGCTCTTGCTGACGAAATTCAGTCAACAAACACATATTTCACACAGACATCAAGTTCTGGAAGACGACAGGCTAATGTTGGTTTGAACAAACTCACAGCTGGCTTCTCAACAAACTTCATTGATAACATAATCGATGACCCATATTGTCCACAGGGTAAATTCTACATTCTCGACAGTGATGTTGTTGAATTGTGGTCTTACACAAATGCTGAGACAATAAACGACGGTGTTGCTGGTAATGAACCAGGAAAACCAGATGCTGAGGAATCAAACAATAAGGGTAAAGAGAATGACCCATACAAATTGCTCATTGATGACTTCATCACAACTGAGCCAGGAACAGCTACATCAGATGGTCCTGCTGTAAGAGTTACATTCCAACTCTTCGGCTCATTCGTAATCCTTGATCCAAGTGTTTGTGGTGTTGGTATCTTCTCTGATGCTGATACAGATACACTTCTTGGTTACAAATAAAAGTAAATTACCTCTTGGGGCAGTTAAAGGCTAAGCCCCTTATCCAAATTTTGTTTTCACGGATTGGGAATTTCCCAATCCGTTTTGTTATTTCTAATATTTTATGAGTAACAATAAAGCACAGAAAACACAATTACAATTCCCGCTTTTATATAATTTAGCAAAAGATACACCACATGTTGATAGTACTTTCAGAAATGTAGAGGAAATAAACGCTCCTTTATTGAATGATATGATTATGCCTGTTTATAACAAAGCAACAGGTAAGAAAGCAGTTTATGATAGTAAAGGAAACAGATATTATTATAATGCTTCAACTCACAACCTTGTTAAAGAAGCTTTAGATGGCACTACAACGGAATTGCATAGTTATTATAGTAATAATCTCGAAAAGAATAATATTACTGACCAAATGCAAGGAGTAGTTTCTCTTGATATAAATGGTAATAATCAAACTATTGTCAAAATAAGAGAAAATGGATTAACAGTTGATATTGATGGTAAAGTTTCTTCTCATAATTTTCAAGTAAATCTTACTTTACTTGAAAACTCTCGTATTGTTGAAGTAAGAACAAAATATTTGGATGATGATAATGTTCTTACTGTAATTTATTATGATTATCAGGGAACTGAGAAAATATATGTTTATAGAAACGAAATTCTTATTATAAACAATCAGAATGTTACTTGGTACAAACAATTCCCTACTTCAGATGGTACTATTAGTATGCCAACAACAGTTCCAATTGGTGGTATTGCACCTTGTATTCATATTTCAAAGCCTGTTAATGATTATTATGTAATTTCTCTTACAGCAAAAGCTGGTTCTGTAAATGATTTGATTGATGGTTCTGTGTTTGCCTCATATATCATAAATATTAGTGATAATTCTATAAAGATTGTAGGATTTGATATTAAGCCAGGAAATCCTTCTACTGAAAGAACCACAGAAACGAATACTACAAGAGTAATGATTACATCCAGCACATCTGTTGGACAATCTATTATTAAAGTTATTTCAGCTGATGGTCAAAACTGGTATTATTACAATAGTAATGCTACAAATCTTACTCAATGTCAGAAAATATCATTTATTCCAAATGATTATGATAGTAATGGAAAATATATAGTTGGTACTCAATATTTGGCACCTAATGCTACTTCAAACTCAAGTTCTTCTTCAAATACAACTACTGAAACTACTTCATCTGGTTCTACATCCACTTCTACATCTTCTTCTACATCTACTACTGTAGCTGGAACTACAGCTTATACAATTTATCAATTTACAGTTTATACAAAGACATTTAATATAGACTTTAAAGGTGATGGAAACTTAAAATACAGAGTTCCCGCTTATGGTAATAATAATACAATTAAAGTGTATAATTTAAGTAATGATGAACTTCCATCAGCAGGAACAAATACTACTATAGCAAGAGGAACAAATGGCACTAATTATCAATCAATTAAAGTGTATAATACTAATGTTGGTGCAACTACAGGAAGAACTTCTGTTTCGTTTACTTATAGATATTTATCTGGCCAATCTGAACCTTATATTGTCCCTGAAAAGACTTGGAGATTAAGCGGATACAACTCAGTTACATTGGAGCAAGTATTTAATGCGCCTTGTAGCCTTACTGATTATTTAAATACTCAAGATCCATTTGTATTTAGTTATACAAAATATGTAGATATATATGGTTATTCTGTTTATCCAAATATTTGGCTTGATGACGGAAGAAGTTATGCTTTATTCTCATTTGATCCAAATAAATGGAGCAATGATAATTCAACAGCTTATTGGAGTTCTACAAATGGTAATTTTAAAATTAAAGGTAGTATGTTCCTTATAGGTACTGGATTAACATGTTCAGGTAATACTTATTATGTAAATACAGCTGCATCATTTAATCCTTCATCAAAAGTTCCTTTTATTAGATCAGGCTCTGTTTCAATCAATCAGAATTTCTTTGATTTAACCTTGAAATTTAATAACGAGTCTGCTACAGATCCAATGCATTTAGCTCAAGGGGTTGCTGAAACAGGTGGTTCTAACTATCTAGAAATGAATGTAAACTCAGCATCAGGTGTAAGATTTAGTCCTGGAACCTCAAGATTTACTTCTTTCAACTATTATTCTTATGCTCAATATGGAGACCCAACTATTTCAACAACTGGTGAAGATTTAATGATATTTACAGTTGGTGGTTCAAGAGTAGTTTTAGGAAATGCATTTTCAGATAGTAGAACTGCTCCCAAATGGAATTTACTTTACAATGTAACAACGGCAGGAACATCATTTGTTCAGGGAATTTCTATTTCTGAAAGTGCAGAAAAGATAGGAACTTTGGTAACTCCTTGGCAATCTATACAGGAAAGTGCTTATATAACATTTGCTCCTGGTAAGGTAATTTACAAAGATAAGAACAATGATTGGTGGGAAATAAAGATTACTGGTGACGTGCCAGAATTGTTCACTATTTTGGATGATAGATATATTGTTGTAAATACATATGAATATCTTAACGCTTATGATTCATTTGAAGAGAGAATGGTTCATTATGCTACTGATTATAATGGACGATTAAAACACGGGCAGAATGGTGAACATTACTGGAAAGGAGCCATTGCAACTTCTTCGAAAGATTTAAGATCATTCCCATACATAAGAACTACTGCAAATGGTATTAATCCTCTGTATTATGTAATGCCAAGAAACCCTTTGTGTGCTCCTATTTATCCATTAGTTTCTCGTTATAGAGTTAAGGTAGGTTCTGAAATAGCACCAGAATCTGCTACAACTTCAGGAGTAGAAGAAATAGATATTTTCTGGTCAAAACTTGCTCAGAATGCATGTAAATATAGATATTCTATTAGAGAAAGTTCACAACTTGCTACTTTCATTAACCATAATCTTCAGGATTTATATTATCCTGGTTCTTCTTCTGCATCTGCTTCACTTACTCCAAATATGTTTACTAAATATTTGGATGGTGCAGGAAACAATGATATGGTTATTGAGGATTTTGATGCTTATGTATTGACATATTACGATAGTCAGGCTTATTTATTATATTCTGCATCTACTCAAACTACCAATCAATTCGGAAGAAATGATGTATTCTTTGTAATTCAAGGACAGTTCTACGGAGTAATTGGTGATAAGTTATATGCTCTTTATTATAGTAATGGTGCTATTTCAAATAGAGATGCTATTGTTGATTTGGGTTCTATCAAATTTATTGGTAATAATCCAATGATTGCTTTCTGGTGGGATCCAGTTAACAGAACTATTCGCTCATTTACTGGTGATAATAACCTTGACCAATTATATTCTGCTTCTAAATTTACAGATATTGATGGAAAAGGTTGGTATGATAAAACTACTCAATCAATTTTCGTAAATACAGACATTGGATTATTAGTATTTGGTCCAAGAAATACATATGTTCTTGATAAATTCCAGAATGTAACAAATGTTCAATTCTCAGAAGATGGAGTTACTCATATTACATCAAATGGTGAAACATATGATATGGTTTACTATAAAAGAGATGGATATGAAATTATTCCAGTTAATATTGAAACATCATTCTATGGATTAGGTGCTAACGAATATACAAATATTGATAGATGGGATATTACATTGTTTGATCCTACTGGTGAGAAGAAATCTTCAACTATCAAAGTTGGTATAAGAACATTAACTGATGTTACAGTAAAATCAGAAGAGAAAGAATTAAAGATTAATCCTAATGATTACGACAATTTCAGTAATTCAGTTCTCATTAGATATGTACCTAAATTACAGAAAGGTCAGGGAATTAGATTGTATTTGGAAACTCCTCTTACAGTACAGAAAATAATTCCTCATATTGCTGATGAAGGACATGGAACTCTTACAGCTAACAGAAAAGGATTGTAATCTAATATTATAAGGAGAAGCAATAAATGATAGACACAAGAGGTCTTACAGGTAAAGAAATCTATGAAAAGTATATAAGTGATGGAAAATGGAGAAATTATTCAGATGCTGAGGTTGCAGATGATTGGGTATCTGCTGAGTTCGACAAACTTCCTAAATACCTGCAAAACATGGATAGTATATATGGCCTTTATAGAAAATATTTTGATCAGAAAGAGGCTGAGTGGTATGCTTCATCAGAAGAAGAAGCTGCCAAAATGCTGGAAGAAGCCGAAAAGAAAGCTGCTGAATATGATGCTGAAGTTGCCAAGAAATCTGAAATGGCAGGTTATACTCTTGATGATTTGAAGAAACTTGGAGGTAAGTATAGTTGGATTCTTCAGGGTATGTCTTCTGATGATGTTAATAGTTATTATAACGGTTATATCAAGAAGAATACTAAGAGTATGACCACTAACACAGACCTTCCCGAACTTGAATTAACAGACACTGGTCGTCAGGCTATTTGGGATTATCTGCATAAAGAAGAAGAAGAAGCAAAAGCAGCAGAAGATGCAGCTAAAGCAGAAGAAGAAGCAGTTAAAGAAGAAGTAACTACTGATACTAAAGCAGATATTACAGAAAAGCCTAATGAGGAAACGGAAGATACATCTGTTAATACAAACAATGATATAACCAATGAGACAACAGGAAAATCAGAAATTTCAAGTGGTACTGAAACTGCTGACTTTACAGGTAGAGAAACTCAGCAAGCTACTCAGCAAGCAATGGCTGATAGTGCCGATGCTGCTCAAACAGAAGCTTATCAGAATTACTTAGCTAATGCAACTGCTGGTATAAATAAATCAAGAGCTGGAATGTTAGCTTCACAGGGAGCTGATCCAACTCAAAATGTTCAGTCTAATTATAATGCTAATAGACAGTTGGGAACTTCAACTCAAAATGATTACTTGCAGAAGATGTCTCAAGCTAATGGATTACAGCAGCAAGCAGACATGTTGAAGAAAGGACAAGGATGGAATGTTGCTTCTGGTGCTTTACAGGGAATAGGAGCAGGTTCTTCATTTGGATTATCTATGGGTTTATAATTTTAATTTCTAATAAAATATAAGAGGAAATGTAATGACACCTAAAACAATTGACGAATGGGCAGCTGAAAATGGTTATGAGAAGAATAAATGGGGTAATTACCCAAATGCTGTAGTTGCTGCTTATGAAGATTATACAAAGAATTTCAAAACTGGTGATTTACCAAAATCTCCTAATGTAACTAATCCATTGCCAAATCCAGAAAATTATGCTAATGAGCATAAAATGGATAATCAGAAACAATATGAACATGATGTTCAAGTTGCTAATCCAATAAGTGCTTTGGCTCGTAAAGAAGAAAAGGATAAAGAAAATCTTAAAGAAGCTGCTGATTTGGCTGGTATTGAAACCGAGGAAGATAAAGATATTTTATCTGGAATAAAAGATTTGTTTGATAATGGTAAAACTGCTCTTGCAGATACTGCCAATGTAGAAAATACAAGTAATAGCATCGGTAACGAAAATACAAATAAAGAAAGTGAAACAGTCAATGGAGAAAATAATAGTAATATCAGTTATGGTGGAGATAATCCTACTACTAATGCACATACTAATCATTATGCTCCAATGAGTATAATGCAGGCTTATTATGCAGGATGTTTTGGTGATCCAAATAGTGAAGAAGCCAAAGCAAGCAGAAATTATTTCTTAGGAGATACAATTGCTACATTTATAAGAAACCTTGGAAAAGATGTAGGAAATGTAGGTGCACAATATTCTGGTGGAGCTATTGATAATAATCGAGATAGTTCTAAATGGGATGCAAGGAATGCAGAAATGCTTAAACAAGGTGCTTCAAGTGAAGCAGCTACTGTTCAGGGTTCTGACAAAGATATCGAAAGACAACTTCAGAAGAATGTTATTAATAGTGGTAAACTTTCTAATGAGCAGAAGCAACATATTCTTTCTGCCACAAGAACTATTTCTGAACTTAGAAACAAAACAAATGACCCATCTCTCAAAGCATTGTATGCTGGTCTTGAATCAACTATGGCATCTGGCTCAATGGATGGAATTGGGTTGGGAGCTCTTATTGTAGGTGGTAAACTCTCAGATATAGAAGGAAAGTGGAATGAGTGGAGTAAGGTTAACCCGAATGCAAGCAGTTTTGACAAATTCTTGCATTTCCTATTAAAACAAACTCCTCTGGGATAAAACACAAAAGCCTCCCTTATTTGGGAGGCTTAATTATTAAAGAAAATTGGCAAAATCTTGTATTAAAGTTCCATACAAAACTCCTAATATTAACATTCCAAAGAACATTATCTTTATAAACGCTTCAAAGCGCTTCCAATACCAATCAATAATATCATGTTTCATACTTAATCTCCATTATTTATCTTTATTTGTTACGATAAATCAACTTTATCAGAAAACTATTTAAAGTTATGATTACATTATTGATATTAAATAATCTTCCAAAAGTAAAGAACCACAATATCCAGATAACAAAATTAGTAATAAATACCGAAGGTATCAACAGCAATGTTCTAATAAAACCAATAATAAATTTCATAATTACCTCCTTTTATTATCTTTTCTGTTTGGAAAGAAAATTTTCTTTCCAATTTTCTCAAACACCATAATATCTAAAATGATGAACGCAATCAAAATAATAGTTCCCATGTTAATTCTCCTTTTATTTTAACTTTACGAATTTATTATAAAACAAATTAAGAAAATTTTCAAGACTAAAATTTCTAATATTTTATATAGGAGTATAATAAGAAAGTGATTATAGGAAATACAGAGATTACAAGAGAAGATATGCCTTCTTATGTATCTCCATCTAAACAGCCTTTTCATAGATATCAATCAATGCAAGATACCTTAAATAACGCTCTTGGAAATGTTAACTTTGGTAATATGCAACCTACTCAGAAAATAAATAGTACTATGGAAGCACAGTCAAATCAATGGAGTAATAATAAATGATTAATCAGAAATATTTAAATGATATAAATTTTCTTGAACAAAGAAATGGAACAAGAAGAGGAAAGTACAGAAGAAATCTTCGTGCTTATTATCATACTTATGGATTTGGAATGACCAACATTGATGACACTTCAGTTGCTGGATATTATGCAAATTCAAAATATGATATAGAAGAGGACACTTCAAGTGGTATTCAAGAGAATGTTATTAAGTCTTGTATTGATACTTTGGTATCAAAGATTGCTTCTCAGAAAGTAAGACCATTCTTCAACACTGTTAATGGTTCTTTCAGAGATATGCAAATTGTAAAACAGTCTCAGCAATTCTTTGATGATTTATATGATGATAATGATGTAAATTCAGTTATTGCTAATGCATTTAGAGACGCTTGTATATTTGATACTGGTGTAATTTATATTGATCCTATTGGACATACCATCAGTCGTGTATTACCTTGGCAGATAAACTTTGATAGCAGAGAATCATCTTACGATTGTCTTACAAGAATTGTTTGGAAGATGGAAAATTATCCAATTAATTTGCTTCCATTCAAAGTAAAGAAATACGAAAATGAACCATATCAGGGAATTACTTATTATAGATATTATAATACTAACGATAATAAGTTAGTTCATTATATACCTGAGCTTGATTATTACAAAGAAGAGAAATATGATAAACCTCTTCCATTTTATTTTATTAATTATGACAATCCAATTAAATCTGGAACTACTATGTCAATCGTAGACCAATTGTGGGGACTACAGGAAGCTATTGATGCTATTTTAGTTAAGATTAAAGATGCTTCTCAATTAGCAAATCCTTTGAAATTCTTCGTTCCAGAAAACAGCACTATTAAAGTTAACAAACTTTCAAATCGTGTTGGTGAAATAATTACATACACTGCTTTGCCAAATCAAACTACTCCTCCTATTGTTACTGCTACTGAACCATTTATGGATCCACAATGGGTTCAATTGCTTGATAAATTTAGACAAGATGCTTATGAACAGTGTGGTATTTCTCAATTGTCTGCTACTTCACAGAAGCCACAAGGTTTGAATTCAGGTGTAGCACTTTCAACAATGGAATCAATTGAGAGTGATAGATTTGAGATACAGTTAAATAACATAATTAAAGCTTATAAAGAAGTGGCAAAATTATGTATTGCATTGTTTGATAAAGATGAGGATATACTTCCACCAAATAGATTAAGACAATCAATTAAGTGGAGAGATATTGTTGAAGCTCAAAATCAGTTAATTATACAATTCAGTGCAGCTGAATCATTATCCAAAGATCCATCAACTAAAGCACAGCAAATAATGATGCTTGTTCAAATGGGACTTATTCCACAATCAAGAGCTACTTCTTTGATGGAATTGCCAGATATTAATACTGGATATTCTCTTGCTAATAATGCTATTAATGCAGTAATGACTGTTATTGATAATTGCATTGAATTTGGTAATATGGACATTCCAGATTATATACCAACAGGAATGCTTAAAGAAGAAATTATGACCACTGCTCTTTCTCTTAAAGCAGCAAATAATGAAAATAATAACCGTGATATTGAAAGACTTATGGAACTGTATCAGATTATTTTGAATAAAGAACAGAACAGTCAGACATCTGCTGAAATGGCTGCTGCTCAAGAACTTAGCGCTCAATTACAGCAAGAAATGCAAAATCCATATGGACAATTTGCACAACAAATTAATCAAGCTGTTGATGATATTTCTAATAACATAGGAGAACAAAGATAATGAGAACAGACGAAGAAAGAGAATTACTTTTGGATAAATTAGAGAAGTTTATAAATGATTATGAAGCCGCTGATGCTAAATTTCTTGATGACCAGGATAAGAAGCACTGGAATGAGAAATTTGGTGACAGATTTGGTAAATATTCAGACAAACTTAAAACTCTAAATGGTGATAACTTTGATATTATGGAAGCATCTCGCAAAGAATATCATGACAGTTATGGCGATTTCTCAGATGATGAATATGCTGATGCTCTTGAAAATAATATCAAGAAAGTTCTTGAAAGAATTTGGCCAACTGAACCAGAGAAAGCAGAGGAAGTTGCTGAACAGATTACTGAAGAAGTTAAAGAAGCATCAGATAAAGCTCCTAAAGGTCTTACTGAAACTCATATTGAAGCCGAGGATAAAGATGGAGATGGAGAAATTTCTAAAGACGAAGTTGAAACTCATACAGTAGAAGAAGTAGAACCTGAGAATAAAGAAGAAACCTCTGATGAAGAAAATGAAGAGAGAGAGGAAGATGCTGTAAAAGCAGATTATGATGAATGGGAGAAAGCATTTAAAAGCATTCCAAGGAGAAAATAATATATGGCAGCACCAGTAATTGCCGCACTCATAGGAGCAGCTGTTGGCGGTATTGCAGGAGGAATACAAGCAAAACTGTCAACAGATAGAAAGATAAATGCAGCACAGAATTATGCAGATGCTATAAAGAAAGCAACTGAGCAATATTCTGGAAATGCTGCATATAATGATATTTCTCAGAAAGGTTCAGCAGAAGCAAGAACTCAGGCTAACAATTTTGGTCTTATGAATAATCCTATTTCTGGAATTGCAATGAATAATGTGAATGCTGGAAGTAATGCTCAAAATGCATATCAAACTGGTCAAAATGTTGGTCGTTCTATGGAAACTGAAAACCTAAATGCTAAATATAATGCAGCAACAGAAGCAGCAAGACAAGCTTATGAGAAAGAAAACAAGGAGAATGCAGCTAAAGACCAAATGTTCCAAACTGGTATGAATACAGCATCAGGTTTAGTTAATATTGCTAATCAATTTAAAGGAAATAAACAAGCAGGAGCAAATGCATAATGGATAATTTAGAAAACAAAATAGAGAATTATGTAGAAGAAAATCCTGAAGAAGCTAAAGAGGTATTTAAAGGCACCTCTTTAGCTAATGAAGCTAAACAAATTACTGATGATCCTGATAAAAGAAATAATGAAGTAAACAACGAAGCAGTAGAAGAATTTGTTGGATTACTTGGCAAAAGACCAAATCTTCATGGCAATGATAAAGCAATAGATAAAATGCAAGAAAGAATTGATAATTTAAACAATTCTAAAGATGAAGATTTCTTAGGCCCAGATGAATATATTGATGAGAATGGTAATGTTCAAACTGATGTAAATTGGAAACCTGAGAATGCTGATGAAGATTTTGCTGGTCCAGATGAATTACCATCTTTGCGAAATACAGAAGTTGCTACAATACCAAACAATGAAGTATCAGAAATTTCTCAGGCTGACGAAAATTATACTTCACCAGAAGTTGAATATTCCATTGAAGAAACAAGAGCACCTGGTAAGCCTAAAGAAATAGAAGATGATAGCCATATAGTTGGAATTAATTTACCAAAATTAAAATTTTCAAACACTGGAACTACATTTGATGCTCCTTCTACAACTGATGTAAATAATACAGAACTGAATAAAGAAAGATTATCAACTGCTGGTGCTTCTACTCCTAAATCAGTGTTAGGAAATATTGGTGCTTCTACATTATCTTCAAGCAAAGTAGCTAATGAAGAAAATAAAGATGAAAATGGTAATATAATTGGAAGTTCTGCTTCTAAAGCTCCAACATATGATAAGAATTCACCTGAAGAAATTTCCAAAGCAATAACAATGAGAAATGCTTCTTATCCTCATGAACAAACTAATATGTTTACTCAAAGAGGAATGATGAATGGCCCTAAAGTTGGTAGTATAAAATCTGGTAGTGTTAAATTACCTTCAGGTGAAGTAAAGAAAGAACCTTCAAAATTAAATGCTCCTAAAGATGATTTTAATTTAATTTCTTTGAAGGATAAAATAATAGCAAAATCAAGGCAATGGCCTGATGCTACTTTGAATACTGATGATTTCAAAATTAAAGTAGTAGACAACGATAAAGTATTTATAAATAGACAACTATTAGAAACAGCAGTAAAGAATGATCCACAGTTATTAAAGAAGATTTCTAATATTGTATGAATAACTTTGGATTATTAAAAGGTAATTTATCCTCATTTACAATATCAAATCCTACTTCTTACAGAAACGAAGTAAATATGTCTCCTGAAGAGTGGAATGAGAAGCTTCCACAAGGTTATTCTATTCCAGATGAAATTCAAGAAGAAAGTATACCAGTTAGTTCAACTGCTATAAATTCTGCTCGTTATGTTCCAGAAACAGATTCAATGAAAATAACATACAAGAGCAATCCTGATAAAGAATATACATTTAAAGCTGGTGGAGAGCAAGGAATTAAAGAATGGGTTTCTGCTCCTTCTAAAGGTAGAATAACAGAAGAATGGAGAGAAACTCATTATGATCCAGATTGGAGAAATCACTAAGGAGTAGAAAGTGCGTAATATTGTATTAAATAATAACACTTCTTTAAATGATTTAAATAATGCTTTGATTTATTTAAAGAAACAAACTTCTGAAATTAAATCTTATATATTACCAACCATTACAGTAAGAAATACATCAGGTTATGCAAAGAAAGTAAAGAAGGATATGATGGAAGTAACTAATTATGTTGATACTTCTATTGCATTGGCAGAAAGTGTTTATGATGTTGCAGTTCAGCAAGGAGAGTACAATTTCTAATGTTACCACAGAAAGAAAGTAAAGAGCAATTAAATACATCTATACTCGAATTAATAAGGGATTTACATAATAATATTGATGCAGTTGATAAGAATATTGATTTATTAATTTATGTTTATCTTTATCAAAGTTTGATGAATACTCAATTATATTCAAAGGTATTACTCTCAGTTAAGAAAACTCAGGAGCTTGTTGACAAGTATGGCAAGACTGGCAAATAATTACGAAACAAGTGTTATAAATAAAACTTTAATCTCATTACAACCATTAATTTATAATTTGGATATTGATGTAACTACTGAAAATTTATTTTATTATTTAATATTTTCTCAGCAAATGACTGCTGCTATTTATAAAGGAATTTTGTTAGGACTTCTTGATACTTTAAGAGAATTACTTGAAAGTGTTAAAGATACAAATCCAAATACTACTGAAGTTATTATAGCTGTTATATCTGAAATTGAACATGAAATTGAAGAAATAGAAAACCAATCTTCTGACAGTGGTTCAGATGATAGTGGTTCAGATGATAGTGGTTCAGATGATAGTGGTGGAGGAGATTCTGATTTTGATGATATAAAATCAGAAGTTAATGAAGAATATGATACCAGTGAAGATGATATAAAAGATTTAAGAACAACAACTAAAGAAGCAGTAGAGAAAATGGACGAACAAACAAAATCAGAAGTCAAAGAAAACAGTGCTACTATTGCTAATGCTAATATTGGTTCTAATCCAGAAGTTGCAACAGCTATTACCAATGCAGTTGCAGAAGAAACTAAAGGTACTGATAAAATAAATGATTTGTTAGACACTATAGTAAATAATACTCCTTCTGGTGGAATTACTGCTGAAGGAGCTGCTGCTGCTAGTGTAGTAGTTGGCGCTGCTGCGGCTGCTGCTGGTGCTGCAGCTGGTGGAGCCGCTGGTGCCATGATTGGTGGTGGAATAGCTACTGGAACTGGTGCTGCTGTTCTTGGTGGAACAATTGGTGAAACTATTGCAGTTAGTGTATTTGGAGCTGGTGGAGGTGCTGCTGCTGCTGTCGGTGCTGCTGCTGCCGCTACTGCTGCTGCCGCTGCTGGTGTTGCTGTTGCAGCTGCTGGTGTTGCTGTTGGTGTTGCAGTTGCCATAGAAGCAATTGGTGATAAATTAGGACAAGAACAGAAAGAAACATTTGCAAACCAAGTAGAACAAGCAGTTAATCAAATGAATGAAGATATAAAGAATGGTATGTCAGCAGATGAAGCTGCTCAGAAAGCACAAGATTCATTAAGGCAAGATGAAGCAATTATATATGCTGCTGGTGGTGCTACAAGAGAAGAAATAAACAATCTAAATGAAGCTATTCAACAAGCTGCTCAGGAACAAGCTTCTGCTCAAGCAGAAGCAGAAGCTACTGTTTCTACTAACACCGAAACTACTCCTTCAGATTCTTCAGGAACTTCTGATACTGGCTCTGGTGGTGATTCTGGTGGTACAGGAGACTGCGATGGTTGTGTAGACTGCGATGGTTGTGGAGCCTGCGATGGTGGAGATTCAGGCGGATGTGGAGCCTGCGATGGTGGAAATTCAGGCGGATGTGGAGCCAATTGTGGAGATTGTGGAGGCGATTGGGATTGCACAAGTGATTGCTGTATTTCAGGAGATTCTTAATTCATAAGTCTCATTAATTTTATATAACAATTCACACTTTTCATGAATAGTTCCCTCTGGAGGATTTATACAGCATCCTTTACACAGAGAACTGGTTTTATATTTGCAATTTTCGCATTCTTTAAATTGGAAATTACATTCTTTATTAGCTACTTTACCCATTGAATCTATAAGATTGCAAAATGTATAATTACCAAGAGTATCTATATGAGAACTCCAATCTCTAGCTCCTGTTGAGTAAATACCACACCCATTAACTTTATCACTAAAACTTGGTTTCTTCATTCCACTATTTACATATCCTTTCGGTAGATTAAACATTGCATTAACATAATCATCTACTAAATGTGGTTCTTCTTTTGTATTTCTTATTCCAAAATCTCCAAAAGGTTTTCCTTTTAACTCTTCAAAATACTCACCATTTCTAAACCCAAATCTATTTATAGTTTTACTGTAATTCGCACCTAACATTGGTTTAGATATTCTTATAGACATATTAGGTGTTCTATATTTATCGAAATACTCAATAATTTTCTTAAAATCGCAATTATAATAATGAGCAACACAATTTACTTTAACCCTAGGTAGTCTGGCAATATTATCTCGAAATTCTATCAAAGGGTCTATTGGTAATCTCAAACATTCAGCTACTGCATCATGAGAAAGCTGGATTATTATATCATGTTTTATACAAAAGTCAATAAGTTCTTTATTTCCAAGTGGCATTCCGTTTGTAGACGACATGATAGAAAATTTTAAATTATATTTCTTTCTTAACATTTCAAGAAATGCAACTGTCATTTTAAATGGAGTAAATGCAGAAAGTGGATCTCCTCCCCAAATTACAATATTTAATTTATCTCTTCTGATGTTTGGATGATTTATTAATGTATTCTCTAATTTTCTAAAATCTATTTTAAACTCTTTGACTGTTTTACAATTTACTTCGTCAATAAATTGATTTCTGAAAATAACATCTGAATTATTGGCAGCAGCACAATAAACACAAGAACCAGTACAACTTCTTATTCCAGCCATTATAATATCAATTGCATATCCTTTATTCATAACTGAATTCTTCGCCATGTTGTAATCTTACCTCCTCATAATTCTTTCTTGAATAATCTATTATTCTATTTCCAAGAATATCACAAGCTGCAACTTCTACATCATTATCAAAATCTAATGTTTTATCATTAATTTCATCTTTGTATAACCACATACCTGCAAATGCACAATAACTTCTTAACATATTTGGCCTGAAGTGATCTTCTTTAATTCTTCCCATTAGATAAGTAGTGTATTCTATAATAATATCTGATGCATTTGGTCTATTAACTCCTCTGCATTTACTTAATACAGCGGCTTTACTTGCTTCATAAACAAGCATAAACATTCTTTCCCATGATTTCTTATCTATATAACCACTCCTTTCCCAAGTATCATAACAATTTTGAAATTCTTCTTCTCTTGGGTCAGGAGCTTTACGCTCCTTTCCCTTCATTTATTTACTCTCCTTATTATCTACTTCTTTAATAAGTTCTTCTGGCTCAATATACTCAACTTTAGCACCAGATGGGCCAAGCATTGAGAAGTAAAGAAGATCATTTGTACGACATTTCTGCTCAATGTTATTATTATAACTATATCCAAAAGCTTCTGGTTTTGAATGAGCCCAGATAACTGTTGTCTTTGTAAGACCTGCAGTAAGATGCTGCAATGATGAATCAATACAAATAATTTCTTTTGCATCTTTAGCAAGCTCATAATAAGCAAGATAAGGAATTGTTGCTTTTACTACATAAGGAGCATCAGGTGTTGGTTCATTAGGCAACTGATAAAGTAAAATAGCAGTCTTTGGATTCTTCTCATGGTAAAGCTCAATAAATTTCTGTGCTTTATCCAATGGATAATGACGCTTAAGTGGCTCATGTTCATAATCGTATGGAACTTTACTCCAATCTGGTTTACCATTCTGGTCTGCAGGAACTTTTACCAATGGACTTTGACCACCTGTAAATTGCATAATAACATAGTCTTTAAATCCATTCTGTTTAATAAGTTTCAAGAGACCATCAACTTGTGTTTTAAGAGTTGGATATTTAGCATAAGGATCAAGAATTGATTTTACTTTTGTTCCTTTCTCTGTATCAGTAAAAGGAATATTCATAAGTTTAGCCCAAGCCTGAGAATAGTTAAGCTGCTTCTTTACAAAACCATCCATATCATATAGACGATGTAAAACAAGCTCTCCTTCATAGGTATTAGCGTCGAAAATAAAATCCTTAATTTCCTCTGGTTTATAAACGCCATCCACATATGGACAAGCTTCATGTAAATCAAAATATGGACTACAGACATAAAATTCATAGTCCTTATTACCATTGTCATCACCTTCTGTTTTGATGTAACTGATAAAAGAAGCAAGACCGAAATTAAGTCCTGTTCCACCCTGAACATTAATGTAGAATTTCTTACTCATTATTTTCTCCTATCTATAATTAGCTTTCTTGTTATTTTATTTTACTAACATTGCTATAAATAAACTTATTGTCGTTATCATAAAACTGCAACAGCCTATTTTCCATATTTTCGTAGTTTTCTCTAATTTCTGATACTTGTTTTCTAATGTCTGATACTGTATTGATTGATTGGTTGAGTACTTCACCTATTCGTTCAACATTTCTGTAACATTCATCAATCGTATCGAAAGCTTCTCGTTGTCTGTTTTGAGCGAATTCAAGTTCTGCTCCAATGTAGTCAAGTTGTTGTCGAGTGTTTCCCAATTTATGTGAAAGGTAGGCTCCGCACACAATTGAAATGATAAAATAAATACCAGCAATAATATAAAGAATTTTCTTAAGAATTTCATTCATGTTCTTCCTCTGGATTGTAAACACTTTCCATATAAACATTTGGAGAACCTGCTTCAAATGACTGCATTACACCATACATATTTCCTTTAGGATCCAAAGGAAGCAATTTTGGATAAGCATTTCCTTCTTCATCCTGAACATCTGTAAACAAACAAACTAAAGGCATTCTTATACCTAATTCGTCATAAACTAAACAAGTATTTGCTTTAAATAATTCTTCTTTGCTTTCATCTCCATAAATAGTGAAAATATAATCACAAAGCTTTTCAACTGTATCATAAGAATTTAATATTTCTTTATGTTTGCTGATACTATTAAACAATTTACGGTTTGCCATTTCATTCTTTCCACAAATCATACCAACAGAAGTAATAATTGAACCTATCAAAGTTGTATACAACTCATTTGGTTTAATATTCTTCTTAATTTTACGAACTCTATTACTCATATATTCCTCCTTAATTTATTAAACTCCAAACACAAGCTAACATTACCATAACAATTATGCCTAATTCCATTATTCTTTCTCCTCTCCACAGAATTGCATCAAAGAATTTCTAACAATATTTTGCTGAGGATGAACTCTTAATGATAAAGTAGTTCCATCAGCAGTTCTGAATAATGCTGTTAAATCTTCATTGCTATTTATTTCTGAAATAACTTTCTCTAACAAAATAGTATCTGCTTTAGAATTAAGGAAGAAATAGCCTTGCTTACCTGCTGTTTTCTTATTTGCCTCATATTGAGATTTCCACTCAAAATATTCATCGGTAAGCAATTCTTTCATTTTAGCTTCCAAAGTATTTATTTTACTATCATGTTCAAGTAACATAGCTTTTAATGCTTCATTTTCACATTTAAGTTCTTTATATTTTCTACCAAACATAATTTACTCCTTAATAAATAAATTTTCTATAACTTACTAATTTACCTTTTCTGAAAGTTTCAGAACCTTCCCAAGGGTCAAATAACAATCCTTTATTATTGCAAACAACAAAATGTGATTTACCATTGTAAGTAAACTCACAAATAAATAATTCTCCTTCTGGAAGTTGAATAAGAGAAGTTATTGGAACTTTCTCAACATCTTTACTTCCAAAATAAAATTGAGGTTTTGCAACAAAACCATTACTTGTAATATAGCCTTTAACATAAGCATCAACTACTTCTTTAAGTAAGATTTTGTAATCATTTGTCTTATGTTTTAAATAAGCTATACAAAATGCATAACAAGCACCACTAAATAAATCAATGCTCTGTTTCTGTATATTCATATTATTCCTCTACTACTAAAACTTTCTCCATTTTGTCTTTGTCTTTCTTCTTAGGTTTACTCATTAGTTTATTAACTAATTTCTCTAATTCTTTCAATCTATCATCAACAACAGACATATCTTTATAATAAGTATTAATATCTACATAATTAATGTTCATATTAATCCTCCACACCATAAACATAATTCTTTGTAATGATTTCTTCTGCAATTTCTTCATAGTGAAGAATTGGAAGTATATCACTTTCTTGAACTAAACCATTATTCTTCAAATCCAATGCTTTTGCAGCAATTAATCTAAGTGTTCTTATTATTTCTTTAAAATCAATTTCATTCATCTTTATTTCTCCTATATGTTATTTAGCTTTCTTGTTATTTTCAGAAAATAAAGAAAGCCAACTATTTGTTGGCTTAATGAAATTATTTATAAAATTTGTTTATATCTTTTAATTTATATCCGTCTTTCTTTAAATTGTCAATTATAGAACCAAACTGACTTTCTTTAATTATTACTGGATGTGTAATTCCTTTATCAGTAATATAAATCTTTCTGTATAATTCTCCAATTCTTCCTTTACTATGTGTATCTCCTCTATCACCTTGATTACATTCAAGTTCTTTATTAAAGTAATTGGAAATTTCATTCTTTCCTTTCTGTATTTTACTTTCTCTAATCAATTGTGTTACTAATTTTGTCATTTTCTTCCTCCTTAACTTCTTCTTTGACTACTTTATTTAAAGCATCTATTAGATCTTTACTAACTAATCCTTTAATAATATCTATATAGCTATCTTTATTTTCTAATTTTGACTTTAAATCTTTGTTTTCCTCTTCAAGTCTTACGATATAATTATTTTCATCTAAATCATAGTCAATCATATCCCTCATAAACATTCTCATAGAACTTATAACTGCAAGTCTCTCCAATTTGCTAAGTCTACCGATAGTTATTGTTTCCAAATAACTGATAATCCAATCATGTTCTTGTTGTGTCATATTAGTTTCCTCCATTTATATTATTAACTTTATTTTCTTTATTTACTAAAATTGAGCAAATATTTTCAGTATAGTTTTGAAGTTCTGTCAATGTATCAATTAAATCATTAGTTTCTTCTGGAATAAGATAAGAAAGTTTTGAAAGTTTTGAAGTAATGAATTTTACATCGTCTCTTAATGAAGCAGCATATTTAGTTGGATTCTTTATTTTCATAATTTATAACTCCTATTTGTAATAAATCAATTTTAAAGCATCGAAAATTAATTTTCAAGTAAAATTACCAACTAATTAATTTCGATGCGCCTACGGGCCTATAAATGCCATTTCTGCGTGTTTTAAAATCAAAGTTTTACTAATTCTGACTTTGGAATAAAACAAATTCTTTGGTAATGACCAGCAGTAGTTGGTTCAATAAATTTTGTTCTTAGTGTTGGAAGTAAGCTAATTAATTTCTTCTTTGGCAAGGCTAAGAAAATTTCTTTATTTGGATCTACGAAAACATACAAATCAGTATTTCTATTATCTATAGTCGAATACCAAGTTTTATTATCATAACTTCTATTGGTTGATAGAACTACATTTTGATAGTCATCAACAAAACCTTTAAGATCAACATTAATTGAACCTTTGTCACTAATTAATTTTATATCACTACCTAATAAATTATCCGACGAATCGGTTGGATTAATTTGATAGTTACATTTTAATTTTGGTATGATTAGTTTAATAAACAAATCTAAATTAATTTGTTCTTTGACTAAGTTTTGTTGATAGGATTTATCTCTATTCTTTCTTTCATTTAATTGGAATTTAGTTAACATAATTTATTTTACCTCTACTATTAACTTTATTTTAGTTGAGTGATTTTGTTTTAACTAATTCCTTCAAAATAAAGAATAAACCTCCAAACACGCGAAGCGTAGCGGAGCGTGTTGCTCGCGAAGCGAGCCAAGTTGGAGAGTTTGTTTAGATTAGCAAAGTTTAGATTAATAAAATTTAGATTAATAAAATTTGGAAAATAAATTATGTTTTGAGCGCGCTTTTAGCGCGCTCAAAACATTTGTATATTATATTTGTATATAAAGGGACGGAAAATTGCCGAGTTACAGGACGGAAAATTGCCGAGTTGGAAACTAAAATAAAATTTTCAATTTTGAAAAGTATACTGAAATATTGACAATTTTCAGAAAATAAATTATAATTATTTTGTAATCGTAAGTTAAATAATGTAAGTTGAAAACAAATTACCTCCGTTACAACTTACAAAACCAAAATTAAGAATTAAGTAAAATCCTCCGTAATTACTTAATTCTTAATTTTAATAACAAAGTTAATATTAGAAAGAGAGTGATTAACTCTTTCTAATAATATAGTTCAGAAATGAACAAAAGAAATTATAGAAGCTCCTCGTTGCTTGCCGGCACATCGAGCTTCGAGGAGTAATATAATGAATAAATTTGAATACTTACCAAAAGAAATTATTAAATCAACAGAATTAACACCAGCAGAGAAAATTATTTATTTACATTTATTTCATATTACAGGCTGGGGTGAAGACAAAACAATCAATATTACACATCTATCAGAGAAGCTGGGAATTTCTATAAGAACAGTAAGAGCAGCTATTAATACAAAACTTCAAGAACTTGGTTATATATCAATTAATGAAGACAGAACTGTAACTGTATATCTCAATGAAATCGAAATCAAAGACAAGCTATTCTACAAATCTAAACAGGCAATGCAAATGCTTGGTAATTTTGTTAAAGTTCCAACTCAATTTCTTTATGATACTAACCTTACACCAGCAGAAAGATTAACTGAAATGATACTGTTTGATTACTATTTTGATATAGACAATGCAGGAAATTACAAGAATAATAGAAATATAGTATTGAAAACAGTGGCTATTGCTTGGGATATTAATGAATCAACTTTCAAAGAGCACATTCAATCAATCAAAGCAAAAGGAGCTATTGATTATACAGTTCATGCAACACAAGGTAAATCAGTAATTTACGGATTCAAGTTCTTCAAACAAGTAAATATCAGTGTATACCTTAATGGAAAGAAACAAAAGAGTAAGAATACAATCACTGAGACAAATGAAGAAGTAATTGAATTAAATTATAAAGAACCAACAAAAGAAGAAGAACCAGTTATTGAAGTAAATGAAACTACTATTCCTGAGAGATTGAAAATGAAATATAAGAATAGTATTAGCACTTGGCCAACCAAAGATATAATGTCTTGGTGCGATAGTAATGGCGTAGAATACAATAAAATAAAATAATAACAAAGTTAATTATATAAAGGGGAATAAATGTTATGTTATGGACTATAATAATAATGTCCGCTTATCTTGTAATAGTCGGTATTGTGGCTGGTATCATAACAGCGATGAACACCAATCCGAAAGATAAGGGGGACATGAAAATGATACTGACAGAGTTCTTGGAACCAATACGAAACATAAGGAGGAATAAAATCATGGAATATACCTATAACTATAATGATTACTACTTTGGCCAGGTAAGTTGTATTGACAGGCAGATTGCGGAGCTTGAAGCCAGGAAGTATGCACTTCAGCATGGCTATTGTTTCACGGGATATTATGATACAAAACCATATTTGGACCCATATGGGTTAGACAAAGAAGAGCCATATGGACGACAGCATAGTAATTAATAATTAAGCCCAGTATTTAACTGGGCTTTTATTTTCTCTAATAAAGTATGAAGAAGAAAACAACAGATGAAATTATTGAAACAATTAATTCTCAGGATATTACAACTCCGAGTGGTAGAGCAGTTGTATCTTCTGTCACATCCAGAGCAATTAATTCAGATCAGAAAGCAATGAAAGATGCAGGAAACCAAGCAATCAAGAAATCTCTTCAAGCAAATCCAACTCCAATAAGAACTGACAGAAATAAATATATTACCCCAGAATTAATGGGATATATAAGAGATGCTTTAAATAATCCCAACAAGAAAGGCAAGAAATGGATTTATCAGTATGTAGATACAGTTATGGAAACTGCTATGAAAGATCCAGAAAGTAAATCAGGTCAATTATTCTCAAACTTTATTTTCAATAAAGAAAATTTCTTGGAGCATCTTGATTCATTAATTACCAAAGCAGATAAAGAAGATTTGGAATATGCAAGATATTTAATCAGGAAAACACTTTATGATAAACAGCAAGAAGTATATGATAATGAAATAGACAAGAAGATGCTTATCATCAACTCTCGTCGTTCAGGTAAAACAGAATTGCTTGGAAGATTAGCAGTAAAAGATTTATTATCTCCAAATCATAGAGTAGTATATATTAACAGAAACTCTACATCAGCTATAAGACAGATTAAAGATCCATTCATGAAAGCATTTGATGCTCAAAATCAAATATCAATAGTTAAAGGTTCAGTAGAAAATCAAGAATTACACTTCTCAAATGGTTCTATGATGCTTATTATTGGTAATAACAATGCAGGTGATATAGATAAATTAAGAGGTGAGAAAGCTTCATTAGTAATTCTTGATGAATGTGGACACCAAAGAAATATGAGAATATTAATTAGAGAAGTAATTAAACCTCTGATGATAGATTATGGCCCAGATTCTAAATTAATATTAGTTGGTACACCTCCAAGAAATAAAGGTACATATATTGAAGAGTGTTATAATAATGCTGTAGAAAGAGGCTGGAAATTATATCACTGGACATTCATGGACAATCCATTTATACCTGAAAGAAATAAAGTAATTGAAGAAGTATGTAAAGAAAACGGTTGTGATGCAAATTCAGCATTTATCAGACGAGAATATTTTGGAGAAATGAATGCTTATGATGATGATGCTAAATGGATTAAGAAATACTCAGTAATTAAAGCAAATCAATTACCAAATACTTTCAGTCATGCTTGGGTAGGTGTAGACTGGGGTTATGAAGATAAAGCAGCAGTAGTTTCAGTAGTAGCAGATATATCAACTAAGAGAGCATATGTAGTTAATTCATGGTCAGAAGCTAAACAAGGTATTGCTACTATTTCAGAAGAAATTAAGAAACAAGTAGCATATTTAAAAGACCACTATAATATAGCAAGAGAGCCATGGGTAATTTGTGATAATAATGAAAAGTCTGCTGTATCTGATTTGTATCATGTCTATAAAATTAAGAATGTTTATTGTGCATATAAATATGATAAAGATATGGCATTAGACCAGTTAAATGATTTCTTAAGCAGCAATAGAATATGTTTGCTTGAAGGAAAGTCAGATTGTATCATAGAAGACTGTGATAATACTCTTTGGAAACGAGATGAAGAAACTGATAAAATACTCCATGAAATAGATGATGACTGCTGGCACCCTAACGGTTGTATGTCTCTGTTATATGTAAGTAGACAGTTTGCTATTGATGTAATGAATTTAGTTGATACAAACAAAGTAGCAAGGAGTATAGTAAACGATGAATGAAATGATGAAATTTGCAAGAGAACATAATGTTCAATTTAGTTGGGTAATGAACAAAGTAGAAGTTTTATATAATGCTAATTTAGCATATGATATAGAGGAGGCATTAAACATCATTTCTAATATCTTAGAGGAAAATCGATGAAAGAAATATTTCCATCAAATAATAGTAAATCAAGACAATTAACTTCAAATGCTGATAACCCAATTACAGAGCAGCAATATCAAGATTTAGTTAACAGAACAAATGTTGCTGTATGCTGTGCTGAAGTTGCATCAGATAAAGTTGATAATCTTAATGATACATTGGCAAGACAAGTTGCAACAGCCAATGTAAATACTACTTCTTTAACAGCTGATAATGGCACTATAGGTGAACTTAATTCTACAAGTATAAGCTCTAATTCTGTTAGTTCAAATACAGTTAAAGCAAATTCATCAACAACTGGAAGCTCATGCGTAACGGGAAATGAGAACATTAACGGACATTTGACAGTTGGTGGCAGGGCTGATGTTAACGGAGAATTGACATCGAATGTCGGTGTTGTCGCACCAATGATTTCCGCAACCAACTCATTACAGGCCAAGAATGCTTCAATCCAGAACAATCTTACGGTTAACGGACGGTTCCTAGCTCGTGAGTTTGAAGCCTCAAATCCTGAATTTTCTGGAACAACTACTGCTGACAATCTAAACGCTAACAATATTAGTTCAGATAATGCATCTATTGAAAACTTAGATGTAACAGAAGCTTCCATTGACAGTGCGGAAATTGATAGTGCTTTGGTAACCGAGCTTGACACCAATTACATTACGCACAAGAATGACCCTCAGGAAATAGACGGTGGAACAATCGTTGACCACTATATTCTTTTGCCGGATTTTACAAACGGCAATTACTTCCTTGAGGCAAGAAATGACGGTGGTACAAAGCTTTGGTCAGTTGAGTTCACGAATTCCATTGACAATATTCAAATGCGTTGGTCACAGACTGAGGACAGCATATTCCAGCTTATTGATTTGAAGGCTACCAAAACTGCCGGTGGTGTCGCAAAGGTACAGCTTCACGTCAAGGCTTTCGAGCACTTGTCATTATTCAGACAAAGCCAGTCTACGGACAACGTATTACCTCCTACTATTTATACTGAAGACCAGTTACCAGAAGCTGAGCTTACTTTTGATATTACGGAATATAAAGGAACATTCATCCAGGACATTATCTTTACAAACAAGCTCCATGTTGAAGAGCTTGAAATGGATTCCTTGGTAATGGACTGTGTTGGTGTTACAAAAGAGCTCTTGCTTACTTGTGACAGGGATATCAACTTAAATCCGATTTATGTAAACGGCTGTGAAAACCAATATGTTCAGAATAAGATTTTCTGTGGTATTCAGAGCCCGACTTGGGTAACTCCCGCTACATGCGTATCTTGCACTTGTGAAGACCTTATGTCAAGCAAAGGTGTAGCAGCTTATAATGGCGAGACTGCTGAGGAAGAATATCCGATAGTTCACTTAGGTGATACTACTTGTGTTCACGGTTCCGCTGAGATTGGTACTGACCTTAAAGTAAATGATGATTTCAGGACACCACATATTGCGGATACAGTTTCAACTCCTGCTACATTGGTAAATGACTCCCTTGTATTCAAATCTTCATCAACGATAAGATTAAATAAAACAGTATTTAACGCAGGAATCAGATGGTATGATGACGAGCTTAACCAGGTAGGGGAGCCTGATGCCTCTTGGACAATGACTTCATCAACACACATTGGCGATGTTAAGGCATTGAATAATGTCCCATATGTCAAGGTTGACAATGACTGGTATGAGGTTACAGGATTCGGACTTACAATTATCTATTCGGATACCCCTGTTACGGACGAGGAAACCATTACCGAGCTTGAGAGCCTTGAAAGGGCTTGGATTCTTGTTTACCGTAAGGAGTATTATAAAGACGTTGCTTCTAATCCACAGATTACACGATACAGGGATGGATGCTTTGATGAGCTTGCTGTAAAGAACAGTGAGTGCTTATTTGATGATAACCGTCCTTTGGTTTACAACAGTTCCAGGGACGCCATTCAGACTACTACTTGCCTTGAGGTTGAGTGCGGAGTATTCGATAATGCCAGAGTAAACTGCCGTCTTGATGTTGGTGGTGATGCACATGTTGCTGGTGACCTTTTCGTCGCCGGTACTACACACACAGTTGAGGAAGAAACATTATCAACTGGTTCTGACACAATCATATTACGACAGAACAACCCTACCGGTATGGCAGTCGGTGATTTCACTGGTATAATATCAAACAAATATAACGGCACAGATAACCTTGCCTTTGGTTCTGGCAATGACGGCCAGTTCCGGTTAGGACACGTTTCGGGTACTGATACTACTTATACAGAAATTTATTACAAGGATGGAACTTGGTATAGTGCCATTGACCCAGAAGTTGAGGAAACTGTAAGTGGTGAGCTTACTTCCTATTCATCAAAGGCTATCGTTGGTGAATACACAAAGTATGAGGGTGCCGTATTCACGGTATTTGATTATACAAGATTACAGCCGGCTCTTACACGTGAGGAAGAGGCCAACATTCAGAACAACGCATTATTGAAGTTCAACAGAAATACTCACAGAGCAGAGGATATTGCAGTTCCAACAGCTTCCGAGCAAGTATTGACAGCAGATATTGACCAAGTTACTTCATGCGTTGATTACAGATGGATTGACAAGCAGCCTGGTATTTACTGCTTCGCAACTATGGCTGATTATAATGCTTATACCGGAAATATTCCAGTTGGCTCGCAGATTGTTATTGCGGAATGTAACGGATATATTCAGGCAGAGGAGATGTAAAAGTGAATACATTTATTAAGGAATCAAACGGTCTTAAACAGATAAATGACCAGAAAATAAAGACTTATTCTTGCGGACAGGCGGTATTAGATGCAATTACTGATGGTACATTAACTGAAGGTGATGAGTTCCAGACACAGGTAGCATTTGGTATTCATGAAGATATCGTTGATGATGTGGCATATCTTCTGTCGGTAACACCGGGAAACGCCTCGCCCACTAACCAGCTTGTTACGCAGGATGACATCAGTGCTCTTGATGTCGGAGCTCTTGGAGACCGTGTTACCACAGTCGAAGGATATATTCCATCAAACACAACGAACGCAAATCCGCTCGTAAATAATCTTGGGCTTACCCAGGCTTATAACGAGCTTATGGTCAGCATTAACGGAAACACAGGCAGCATTAACTCGCTTGCGGAATCTGTGGGAACATTGGAAACGGACATTACAAGCAAGGTTGAATGCTCCGACTTTACGGCTCATACTACCGCACAGGACACTTGCAATACTAGCTATAACAGCCAGTTAAGCAGCCTTAATACAGATGTTGCCGCTTTGAAAGTAACGGACGGTGAGCATACGACCGCCATATCAACAATCAATACTGATTTGTCAGGGCTTCATACATTGGTGAATAACTGCACTTCCGCATATGATACATGCATCAGCGGCTATGACAGTCATTTCACCAGCGTTGACAGCTCAATAACTTCCATAAACAGTTGCACATCATCATTGCAGACTTCTCTTAATGCTTTGGACAATACTGCGGTTAAATGCGTGAACGGAGTTGCACCAGTGAACGGGAATGTTACAATTACGCTTCCGGCTTCATATTCAATGACATTGAGCGGAACTGACCTTACTATAACGGAGCTTTAAAGATATGAGCCTTACATTTAACGGAACAGATGTAAAGAGTGCCTCTTTCAATGGCACTTCATTGACCCGCATTTATTATCAGCCGAAAGACGGAGCCTGCACGTTAGTGTGGCAGAAAGGTTGCCCAATAGAAATCAAAACTGTATATTGCTGCGATGCTCTGCTTACATGTCAAGCATTGGTAAATGACAACAAATGGAGATGTGTACCATTTCATTCTTATGACGGTGCATACGGACCGGCCTGGTATTGTAGAAATGATACTACTGTAAGTTTCTGCGTAGGAGCAGGTAATCGTTGGTGCTCAAGTACGTGGGGCTATTACTGTGTATGCTCTGAGCTTGCTGCCGACGTTAGTGTTACTGCTACGGCTTGCGTAGATACTTATTCTATGAAGGTCATTTATACTATCCATGGCAGTGACTTTATGGTTGACTTTACAGATATTTCTGGTGGTTGTGCTGACCATACTTGTACTTTCAGTGTAGATGCTGGGTCAGCTTGTTGTACTAATGCTAATATGAGAGCTTTCTACGAATGGAAATCTGTACAAAGCCCGGTAATTACATGTTATGACATAGGGGAACCGAATGGATTCTGCTATGGCGTAACTTCATATTGCATACAGTATGATGTATGTGTTACTGCTGATGGAAGAACAACACATCATACCGTAAGCGACCAGGATATGAGAAACGGCGTAACGCTAATGGTTTAATTCTAATAATAAGGAGATTAAGATAAATTATGTGGGAAGCAATTGTAGCTATTGTTAAGACACCTGCAGCAATAGCTTTGGTAGTCGGAATATTTGGACTTCTTTTCTACATGGTAAAGCGGGGCCTTTTGTCGTTCAAAGGAAAGGGAGTTACCTTAGGTGGAGCAGATTCTGAAGCTAAAATCAGAAATATGCAGCAATTATACGCCAAGTCTTTATTTGAAGGAACAGTAGCCGATTTACCAAAGGACTGTGAGTACTATCATAAACGTTTTGTTATTTCTCAGTGCTTAGACGAAGTAGAACGCATGATTAGGGAAAATCACATCACGGATGATGATACTTATATTGAAACAGAATATCAAATTATTTATTCAATTGTTCTAAAATACACTACGATAGACTACTTTAGGCAGGATGATTTCAAAGAGTATCTGCGTAATTTGGTAGATAAGCTGGTAAAGCAATTAGCAAAGATTAGGAAGACTTATTCATAAACTAATAAATTGGAGAACATGATATGCTTGGATATATACATAAAGATACCGAAACAGGCTGTTTAATCCCTGTAACCACTGCCGGACCTACTGGCGGTACGGTTGAGAAGCTTGAATATGGATGCGATAAGAATTATGCGTTACCTTTAACTGAAACTACTTCTGGTGAAGGTTATGTAGGTGTTTCCTGCGAATGCCCTATTTACTATAACCCAGTAAGCGGAACATTAACTGTTGATAATATCACTGGTAACATAACGAATGCAGAAATTGCAGAATGCGTATGCGTTACAACTACAAGCAATAATACGACCTATTCTATACTCCTTATTTGTGACTGTCATATTTATAAGGAAGTAAACCAACGGTTAAACTATAATCCTGCAACAAATGAACTTCAAGCCTTTAATCTTAGAGGACAATGCGTAGACTATTATTGTGGAGATTTCGAGGAAGCAACTATTGATACCCTAACCTCTACTACCGTTACTGCCAGGTGTTTCTGCGGAACCGCATTATGTGCCATTAGTGCAGATGGTATTTCTGACGGTACTGTAACTGTAAGAGCTCAATGTAATAATGAATTAAACATATACCCAAGTATTGGTAGTGGTTCCTGGATTAACTATAGGGGTGGTGCATCAAGTATATGTTTTGGAGATGGTAATGGTACAGGAGCTTTAGGTGATGTATATGCGGCTAATTTCTGTGGAAACGTAGCATGTGCAAAACAAGTTCGTAATGACCCTGCCGCCGGTGATACAGCTACTTTAGTTTATTCACAAATGGCAGATAATGACCAGTTCAGAATTATGACTGGTGGTGGTTCTAACGATGGATGGGCTGAGATTGCCACTGCGGATGATGGTAATGAGCCAATTTATGTAAGACAGTATACTGGCGTTTTCACAAATGTTGCAAGAACTGCTACTTTGCTTAATGGTTCTGGAAATACAGAGTTTCCTGGAACAGTATACGTTAATAATGGCGTTTGTGCAAATAAAGGTGGCGTTGCAGCAGATAACAATGTAGCAGGATTCTGTTTTGGTTCAAGTACAACTGGTTCTGGCTATTATGGTGGTGCCTATGTCGGTCACTGCAATCCGGCATTTGACGGCTATTGGGGCTTTGCTACATTCGGTTTCTATAATGCGGAAAATGACACATTATGCCGTGGTATCTGCGTAGACAGGAATGGTTATTTGTATGGTGTAACTGCTTATAATAGTAGATACAATGGAAGCTTTTATATTCCGACTGCCGACAGTATTCGTTATTATTTAAGCAATCAGGGAGCCGTTACAGGCAGTGTAAGCGGATGTACTTTGTATCTATCTTCATCTTCATGGAGTTAATTGACAAATGGCAATAGTTTATAACGGAACTACGTTCAGCGGTGCCAATTCAGCGCAGAACGTAAACTATAACGGCACGAATATGTGCACTGTCCTAATAGGCGCTACCCCGGTATTCTCAAGGGGACGTTGGAACAGCTACACAAACGGCAGCGACAACAGGTTCTGTGCCTGTGTCTACCGTATAGACTCGGATGGCGAAATCTATGTGTGCTGGTGGGTTAACCCCAGTAAAAGCTTTGTCCTTTGCCACCCGGACTTTGAGTTTAATTCGGATGTTACCCTATCGATGTGCCTTGCTCGTAAGGTATTTTCTTATGACCTTGCAGGATATATTGGTCGGTCGAAAATAGTAGTTGAGGGTACATCAGGTGAATGTTCTAATTGTGTTTTCGTTTGTACGTTGAGTTCAAGCCAGTGGAACCCTCAGGTAGGCTGTAGCAAAGTATATGTCTATAATTCCCCCAGCAGTACTTGTTCAGACATGGCGAGCTACAGAACCTGTTGCTCCGGAACATTCAGGTTCTATTGGCCTGGCGATACTGCTGTAGGACGGTGCTGGTACTACGGTAGGGGCGGATACAGGGCTTGTGGAGACAGCTATGCCTCATATTGTATCGCTTGCTTGTGCTTTAATGATGACAGCAGGAACGGTGTCCTTATTAATTGTTCCGTCGGATACGACAGATGGACATGCATTTGTGCTTAAAGGATAGGTTATGAGAATAGACAAGAATACAGTATGGTTCGTGGCCGCTTGCAAGGCTCCGAACATTATTTCATTCAGTGATGATACACCGGATTACATAAAGGACTGGTTCAAGGAACACAGACCTAATTTAATTTTATCCGATAAGGAAGACGAGAAGAAACAGACAATTCCTGCTAACATGGAAAGATGGCCAACACCTGATGAATTGCAGGATGATATCCTTTACTTTTACTTTGACAACACGAATTACCGGAACACTGACAAGTTCGTGGATGGAAATAAGGACTGGATTCTTTCTGAAACGGTTAAGTTCCCATGTGCCTACATTGATATACCTGATGATGTGGATAATGTGGGCTTTCATAGCGTAATCCAGTTCTATACGGGGGATACGGGAAATTACAGGCGTCATAAACTAAGAAAATACTTAAATGCTAATTTTGACTATGTATATGTCAATGAAAGTGAGATTGGTGAATGTGACACACTGATTATCTCAAAGCCGTTCAAATGGAAGATTGCGTTAAAGAATATAAAATATAAGAGGCTCATTTATGACAGAAGCGATTACTGGTATGCTCATGGAGTTGAGGACGAGTATGACCTTATAAAGAAAGCCGATGTCGTAATCAATTCCACAGATTTCCTATACAATGACTCCCTTAAATATAACGATAACTGCCAGCTTGTCTAT